ATACAACACACCGGCGGTGTCGTAGATAAAATTTTGTCGTATTTGGTCTGTATCGCGCTGGATGGTAAATTCAGAATTGATGTTTGGGCGAGATAGGTATACGAAATCCTTTACAGTGATTGTAATCAGAGTATTGATAGTTGTTGCAGGCAGCACAATAGCTGATGATAGCTGGCCGTTTAGCGTGGCCGAATCCTCATTCCAATCAACAAGAGCATTGTTGCCGATCACTGATAATATGTCACCACGACCATGGAGGTATGTCACAGGAAGTGTGAGTGTGACGTTAGCTGCGTTGGGTTCAACTGAAAAAGTATAGATAGAATTTAGTATGCTCTGAGCTGTAAAGTCTTCTGGAAACCCATCTCCATTAGCATCCGAACCAATCAACTCCACCTTAGATAGATCGACTGTGGTTTGATTTGGAAGTGATGTTAGCGGCAACATATTGCCTGCAATGCGATATCGGATATCGGATGGTAGCACACCAGTTCGAGATCGATTCACATTTGCTTTAAGTATGGTGATTCTATCATTTGTAGGTAACAGAGTGTCATAATCCAACTGAGATCCAAGCGAATAGTTCCAAAATTTGGTAGTCGAACTCGAGAAAACGGTCGATGCAGCATTTATGGTAATTACCCAACCTCGAGCACTAGTGGATGTTGTTATGGTTAAATCACGGGGCCCATACAAATTTAGTCCAATTACCCACGTGAGCGTTTCATCTTCCCACCTGAATCCAACGCTACCGCCACTAGCTAGTAGTTTTAGTGAATTGATTAATTGGGATTGTTCGAGAGTATTTAAAAATGTGCGGACACGTGGAGTGTACCCAATCCGCTGTGCAACCCCTAACCACATATCAGGAGCAGCGAGCAAAGGATCTACATTCGCAGACACAAAAGCCTGTAAAGATATGCTGTTGTTGGGGTTGAGAACTTCGCGAATCTTAGTTGTGGGTTGGAAGTACAACACACCATCATTACCAAAAATCTTGACATTCTCATACACTTCTGAGCTATCATTCCAACCAGAATATTTGGACTGTCCTGTGAAACTCCGGTTTACAGCCTTGATTTTAACAATCGAAGAATCTTGGAGAAGGTAGCCCTCATGATCCTGGGCATTGACCATCCGATCTTGAGTGTAGTATACACCAGGAACCGCCTGCTGGATTTTTTGGATAGATTCGGGTTCAGCTTGATTCTCAATCGGAGTAGTCAGTGAGAATACTATTGTACACGTTTGGCGATTCCCATACAAGTCTTGATATTCAAACAATACTGTGCGTTTTTGGATTGCAGAAACTGGAATAGATGCACTGAGCGATTCACTAGAACGGGCCCACAACACAAAGGAGCCACTTGGTACATTTGAATAGTTTCCATCACCAAACACTAACTGTATGTTGTCGTTTTCAAGCGTTTCGACCTGGAACACATTTCGATCATTTTTGGGACTGTTGTACGCAATATTATCAACCCGAGTCCAGTGCGTTGTGGTGTTTCCAATCGCATCGACCTCAGTTAACCACACGTCAGTATCATTGATAGCACTTTGTCGGATCGCTTCCGTATGATTAACGGCGGCGCCATCAAAAAACAACGTAGTTGGGGACAGGCGGCCCTGTTTAGTGAGGAAGAAGTATCCTGTGTTTCGAGATGCTACCCCAAATCCATCATTGAGCTTGAGAATGTCAACTGCCCGATCGCCACCCGCCGGATATTCCAAAATGGAGTTGGTCGTTAATTGAACTGGGACCAACTCCATTGCCAAGTTGGCTTTATCTAGACCAATGGTATACCGATATACACCATTGGTCTGGTTAGCAGTATTGAGCGAATACTTTTCAACAATGGTTCCGTCCAGGTTTAATTTATCTGAGTCGGATACCACACCAATCCTGTTGTTAACAATCTTGTTCAGTATGAGTTCAAATTGCAGTTGCCAATTTGGATTACTCGGATCATTCCATTTTGTTACCTTATTCCGAATATCTGTACCCTGTTGATCTAGGATGGACTCAGTTGTTGCTAGGCTATCAATCTTGACTAATCCAGTAGCCGCTTGCCTCCGAGATGGGGTATACCCCATCATCGCCGCTAGTTGGAGCACTGAAGACTTACGAGTAGCAGATTGCAATATGTGCTCTTGGGTGTTTACATCTACCCTATAAGCAAATAGTTCCCCTACATAAGCAAATAACTCGATTAGTGGTAACATCTCATCTGTTTCAATGAGATTATTGAAGTACTCTGGGTGATAAGTTCGCAAATAACTTATCAATACCTGCTTTACCTGGTCGAAGTCAAATTGTTTATAAGAAATAGTCTTCTTGAGCACATCGTACGTTGATTGCCATTGTTCAGCAAAGTTTGTGTTTAAGGCAGCAGGCATATTAGTTGTAGTTGGTATGAACTTGATCTACACCCAGGTTGGACCCAAGTGCTTACGGCGTGAGTCCTATTTATCTCTCTGTTTTGGAATCAAAAGCAGTAAGCCTAATTCCAAAAATTGCTTCCGAAGGTGGATTTCTATTAGTTTAACGTAACGAAGTGCAGTGAAACTAATAGAAATGTGCCGGTAGGACTGTAAGTTGCTGGTTATGTAGTGAAACGAAATAACTCTGCAACTGGAAGTATGTGCGTCTTACTTGTTGAATTCCAAGTTGAGCTCGAGGACATCAGTCATGTCCAGCTCTACGTAGTAGAGCGATAATTCTGCAAGTATGGAGTGCGCATCCCAGTTAGGTGTAATATTGATTTTCTTTAAGTGCACACGGGGGTCGTAGTTGCATACATACGTCAAGTCCTCTCGGATTACATCTACTACTTCACGAGTCATTTGTTCAAACAATAAACCTGGTATTCTTGTTCCGAATTTTGACATCATAAGTCTTTCGCCCTTACTTGTGTATATGTGCGTCAATAAATTCATTTTGACTAAGTCTAAATTTACCAACTTAGTTGTGTGATTTTGGCGGAATTCGTGTAGCGAGAACCCGCGGTATAAAGTACGCAATTTGGTGTAGTCCTAGATTTACTCTATTTATCTCAATACATCCACTGCGCGTTCACCTATTACCTCCTTGACGTTACACCGGTACCCGGTTGCACTTGGAGGCACCTTCGTTTCACTACGGTGACTTCTTTTCAAATTTATTTGTTATTCAATTAGGAGAAATAAGGAATAGAAAGGTTTTATAATCCCCCCTAACGTACACGCGGGTGACAGCATGCCGATTTGCAATTCGGAATAAATTGAATTTATTCTCGTATCTGACCGCAAATTACATCAGATATTACTTGTGCTATTTTGTTCGTTGGGTCACAACGGCACAATCAAGAGCAGCAACACAGTTTATCGGTCGGTCTCTCGAGTTTAGAAGTTACGACATAGTTGGGTTTAATATAGGAGAAATTTGTATCTCCGGTGAACTGACGACTGTTTGTACGCCTTTTGTTGTGGACCCCCACAAATTCACCCTACATCAAAGTAGTCACACTCAACACATCCTTCAAGGGCACCTCACCGCTAATAGAGTCGTGCTCCCCTCAAATTTTTAAATTGTGTATTGACTCGCGGTTCGCAAAATCAATACTCTATTTATACGTTTATTATAATCTGGTTGATACGGCTAAGTAGTTCTAGGGTCCCTGTACCACATCTAGCTAAATATCCGACCGTAACCACAAGTCCACAACCATGCCGAAGATTAATAGCAAGAACAAAGGATCTACCTTTGAACGCCGAATCGCAAACCGATTATCTGAGCACTTCGCTGAGCATCTACAGATGGAGAAGGGATTTCGGCGAAATCCCGACTCTGGAAGCTTCTTTGGTGGCTCTAATAAACAGCGGGTCGGCACTCATGATACGAGTATGGCTACATTTGGGGACTTGATATGTCCTGTATCATTTTTGTTTTCCATTGAATGTAAGCACTATAAGACTTCACCCTCGATGGGGGTACTGTTTAGTGGGGAGATTAAACAATGGGACGGGTGGTTAGCCCAGGTAACCCAAGACAGTTCTCAGACAGGTAAGTCACCGCTTCTTATCATCAAGTACAACAACGTCCCAGAAATTGTACTGGTTTCAAAGTACCACGAGGAAATTCCTTGTAGATTTAAGTACAAGGAAATGTTTGTATACACTCTCGAAGATCTGCTTACTCTACCATTACCAGAGTTTTTTGCGTGAGTTGGATCGCCTACTGAGTAATTTCAATGTGACTAAATCCATCCGTCTGCCTAACGATTAGTGTGTTATCGAAAGCATTTGAAATCTCATCTCTATGTGATATAACAAATACTGCAAGGTTCTCCTCCCGAGCCTTGCGCTTTAACAAGCGCGACGCAGCGCTTATTCCGTGGGAATCTAACCCAATATCTAGGACCTCATCGAAAATTTGGATATTAATTTTGCGATGAATTTTCTGTAGTACATCACAGAATGCTAAACTTAGCGCGAAGTTTACACGGGCCTTCTGCCCATTGCTCAAGCACCCATACGATAACTCCCTCCCGAACTGAGTAATATTTGCATTGAGGTTTGGGGTGAACTCTACACTATGGGGCAATCCGAGTGCTTCTAGATATGTGGCCATCCGTTCATTCAAAAACGGAATGTTCTTCAACAACAAAGCCTTCCGAACAAACGAATCCTTCTTTGTCAGCAATTTTAACAAGAATGCTTGGTGTTCGTTCAACTGTGAAAGTGTGTTAATGGATTCAAAGTTCGCCTCTTCAGGTTGAGCTTCCAATAGTTCTTGGAGCGTATCAAGGTGGGGGTTGAGTTGGGAACGCAACCCTTCCAACCTTGTTTGAAGTTGTTGGTGTTGTGTGTGCAATTCAACGAGGTGATTAAAATCATCCACGGTCGACTTCGCTTGAGCTGCCTCTAGAAGCCTCATGACTGTCTCCAACTTGGTTTTCATGTCAACAGACTCAGCATCACAACTCAAAATATCAGACTCCAATTGGACTAGTTTTTCAGCAACATCAGCTTGCTTCTCCTTAGAACCCTGGAAATCTTGCTCACAATACGGACACTTGGCCTCACCCAGCGCTGCAGCCTCCTTCTTCAACTTCTTAGATTCACGAATCAGATCGGATATTGTGGAAGTTACTTTATCTACACCTCGCTTGACCTCTGATTTCACTTTCTGGAGCTCATTTACAGTAGCGTGCAACTTCTTTTCATACTCAAAATCAACACCCTTGATTGAATCTAGATCAGTGGTCAACTGATTGATAGCGAGTTTTGATTGATTCTCCCAACTAACAGACCTAGTTTTTGCCTTTGTAATCAAATCGTGGTGAGTAGCGATTTGTTTAGCAGTTGCTTCGATTATGGTCTGTTGGGTTAACAGCGATTGTTCGGTAACTTTGATCTGAGATTTGAGTACCTGAGCTTTAATGGACAGTGATTGGAGATCGAACAGTTGCTCGATCATATCTGTCTGATTAGATTCGTAGTGAGAATTGGTGGGTAAGTCAAAAAAGCTCTTGTTTGTCGCACTAAACACTACAATCCGCGAAAACAAGTCGAAGTCAATTCCAACAATCTTCTCGATCAGTGTATTGGTATGATCGGCACTCGCTGGAGTAATGTCGATACCATTCTCTGAAATACTGACCCCATTCTCTCTGAATCCTTTACCTCCCTTTCGCCACCGCTCGATGTGATATACGACATCGCCAATAGAAAAGTCCACTGCGCCATGCAAGTCTTGTTTGTTGATGTTGTTGATTAACTCATCTTTAGTGAGTGAATCGAGTACTTTATCGTAGAACAACCACGTTAAGCAGAACAAGATAGACGTCTTGCCTTGACCATTCGTTGTCTTGTCGTCATCATTTTTACCAATGATTAGGGTTGTCCCTGGAACGTTGAAGTTGATGTTGGTAGCAACTTTGCCATACGAGCGAAAATTGCGGAAAGAAATTGATTTAATTACTAGCATTGGATATGTTGTGGAATCAAAGGGTTTTGTATATTTCAATCAGCGCCTTGTTGTCAATCTTCTCAACAGCAATTTGGCTTAACATTTTGTGGACGAGCTCATCTACCGTAGATTTACTGAGTTCGTCTTGTGATATTCCTGATAGTGTTTCGCCTAGAATTTGCTTAGCCTCAGTCTTATCTTCCTCAATAGCCAATGACTTAATTCCAAGTTGCTTAATAAACATATCCCTCAACACATTGTGCTCTTCGTATGTGATAGGTGTATCTGCCATGCATCTGACAAACGTCTTTTCATTTACTTCCCGGGCAACCTTACCACTCGATAACTCACTCAGAGTTGTCTTGAAGTACCTAGGACCATCTATCCAGTTGTGGTATACCATCTGCCCAGTATCAAATTGGTACGTACATGCCCCACGAGCGGTATCGTTAGCATCAGCAAAAGAAGTTGGGAATGTATTGCCTATATAAGTAACATTTCCTGTTGTCTGTCTCTTGTGGAAGTGTCCTGACAACACACTCGTGTATTCCGACAATTGTTGAGCATCTGGTCCATGATCCATCTTGGTGTTATAACCAGTTATGATGAAATCTTTGAACTCGAAGTGCCCAAGCAAATGTTTTGCTGGTTGTTTGAGTAAGCAAAAATCGTACTCATTATGAAACAGATATGGGGAAAACAGAGCACTCTTGTCAAATTCGGGGAATATAGTAGGTTGGTCAATTATCGTGAAATTTTCAAACTTGTTGAAAAATACGCAACTGTGTATATCTCGTGAGTGTTTATTAAATAAATCATGATTACCAACAACAAAGTAAATTGGCAACCCAAGATCGTTGAGTGCCGTTGCTAATTTATACGAAAGGTTCAGCGTATCGACATGCAAGTGACTCCGGGATTCGTGCCAGTCTCCCAAGAACCCGATACAGTCAATGGTTGGATCACTCTCGACAAGTGATACCAACCATTGCATATACTCTAGTGTGTTAGTAGTATAAAATAGGTCACGAGATTTACCGACATGGTAGTCGGTAAACAGAAGCATTTTATTT